CTGTACACGGTTTCCGTAATGGTAGACCAGCGATTTGGACATGGTACGTGGGCAGGCATCGTGAACGAAAGAGCAAGACGACTTCAAGAAGCTAAAGAACAAGCCAGACAAGAACGCGTAGAAAAAACTAGACAGCAGCACGAACTGATGGAAACCTTTAAGACCATGGGTATTGTGCTGTGTGTTATTGCGGTAGCCTTGGGTTCTTTAGTAGCTGTTGTATTGACTTCTTCCTAAAAGAACAGTATAATATAGTATTTAGGAGTTCTTATGCGTAAATTAGCGGTAGACGCACTATCTCATAAGTACAGGGCGGAGATGTCAGATGCAAAGTATGTACTCTATAATTACCTTAAAAATCCTGTTGCTATCGGTGAGCATCCGAATCTGCTTGAAGAAATGGATGCAGCAGTTAAGAAGTATGCGGAAGCTGTGGATAAGCTGAGAACAATGACCTATTTAGCAGGAGGCATAGATGGCCTTGAAGAAGAGCCAACGCTCTTTGAAAGCGTGGAGTAAACAAAAGTGGAGAACTAAGAGTGGAAAACCCTCTACTCAAGGCCCCAAAGCTACAGGAGAGCGATACCTTCCTGAAAAAGCAATCAAGGCACTCACCGCTGCTGAATATGCAGCAACGACTCGTAAGAAACGAGCGGCTACGAAGAGCGGGAAACAGGTCTCAAAGCAACCGAAGAAAATTGCAAAGAAAACTCGCACGTATAGGAAGACGAGATAATAAATGGCTAGCACATATCTCACATTGGTAAACGATGTTCTTCGGGACATGAACGAAGTAGAACTCACCAGTTCTAACTTCACAGCTTCCCGTGGAGTACAGACGACTGTTAAGGACTATGTAAACCGTGCTGTCTCTGATATCTTAAACTCAGAACTAAACTGGCCCTTTACTCGTTCAGAAGGTGCTGTTGATGTTATTGCAGGAAAAGGCATCTATAGCTATGCCTCTGTTGATTCTACGTTGAAGTACATTGATTACGACAACGTATTCTTACAGCCTAAGAACTTTATAACCAACGGTACGTTTGAGATATCAGGCGCAGCAAGTATTACAGGTTGGACTACAGTAGGCGGTACCCCTGCCGCTAGTTCTAAGTTTGGCAACACTCTGCTTCTCACTAATGCAGAAGCAAGCCAAGCAATAACAGACTTAATTATAGGCCGTAGCTACACAGTTATTATTCAGACGAGTGGTGCTACTCTCACAGCGGAAATAGGCACAAGCTCTGGTGGTTCGCAGACTTCTTCTTCTACGCTGACTATCGCCAGTGGAAATGAAATACTATTATCACAACTTAGCTTTACTGCTACAGCAATTACGCACTATGTTAGCTTTACAGAAGCCGCAGGAGAAGCCGCATACGTGAAGTTTGTAGAACTAAGTGAAGATGTACCGTCTATACCTCTACGATACTTGTCTTTTGAGGAGTACACCGAAAGATTTAGAGAAAGAGACACGCGACCTAACACAGATAGATTTTCAGACCCAGAGTATGTGTACACGACATACAACAACGAGTTGGGCCTGACTCCTATTCCAAAAGACAGTAACCGCACTTTAAAGTTTGACTACTACGTATCCAACACAGACTTATCTGCGGCTACAGACACGACTATTATACCCACACGCTTTGAGCCTGTTATTAACTCTCGCGCCAAGTACTACACTCACATGTTTCGCTCTGATGTCCAGACAGCACAGTTTTCGCTAAAAGAGTATGAAGATGGATTGAAGCGTATGCGTATTGAGCTACTAAACAGAAAAGACTACATGAGAGCAGTTTAAGTATGCCTGACTTACAACTACAAGGAGTACAACCTCTGTCCTTCAACTGTGAGGGTGGTCTTGTTCTAAACAAGTCTACCTTTATTATGCAGCCCGGACAAGCCCTTGAGTTACGTAACTTTGAGCCTGACGTAGGTGGCGGCTATAAACGTATTAGTGGTTTTAGACCTTTTGTAAATGCCATTGTTCCAGAAACTAACATATCTACTGAAGCTGTTCTTATGTCAACAATCTTTGACAATAAGGTTCTAGCAGCACGAGGCGATAAGATATTCAGTTCTGCGTCTAGTGAACTAACCCAGAAGATAGCAGCTAACACTGCCATGACTGGTTCAGGGGTGCTTAACGTAGATTCCACGACTGGATTCAGTTCCAGCGGAACAGTACAAATAAACTCGGAGTTGTTCACGTACACAGGAGTAACAGCGTTTACCCTCACAGGTGTTACTCGTGCAACAAGCAGTACAACTGCAGCCGCACACGCAGTTGACGACGTAGCGTCGGAGTCGTGGACAACCAGAGACACAGGCCGCACTAATGCAGCTAAGTACAACTTCGAGCGTTATAACTTTGATGGTAACGAAAAGATTATCGTTGTAGACCAGACCAATGCTCCAACCATATTTAACACATCACTAGCAGCAACCGACGTTAGCGCAAGCGCAGTTGCTGGCGCAAAGCACGTAGTAGCTTTTAAGAATCACATGTTCTACTCTGGCATGTCGTCCACACCACAAGAGATGGTATTCAGTGAGCCGTTCGATGAGGACGGTTTTACCGCTAGTGATGGTGCAGGAAGTATCAAGGTTGATGACACAATCGTCGGTCTCAAGGTCTTTCGTGATAACTTGTTTATTTTCTGTGAAAATAGAATATTTAAACTGGGTGGTAGTAGCCTGAGTGACTTTGCTATTGTTCCTGTTACTCGTAACATTGGATGCGTCAACGGGTTTACCATTCAGGAATTTGCAGGTGACCTTATCTTCCTCGGTCCTGATGGATTACGTACAGTTGCTGGTACTGCCAGAATTGGTGACGTGGAACTGGGAACTATAAGCGCAAACGTACAAGAGTTGTTTCGTGAACAACTGTCTAACTCAGGTAGCTTTGACTCGCTTGTTATTCCTGATAAGACCCAGTATCGTATATTCTTTTCAAAAGACAGTGCAGCAGACATAGCAACACACGGCGTTATCTGTGTTATGAAGGGTCAAGCGTTTGAGTTTGCAGAGACACAAGGCATACGACCGTCTTCTACAGACACTATTGTAGAATCAGGAAACGTGATTGCCATACACGGCGGTTTTGATGGGTATATCTACCGACAAGAAAGAGGCAACACTTTCAACGGAACTTTAATCAACGCAAAATACAGAAGTCCTGACATTACATTTGGAGACCCCGGAGTTCGCAAGCATATGCAACGTGTGAACGTCAACTACGCACCGGAGTCTACCATCGACGCAGACTTATTTGTTAGATACGATTACGAATCGAATACGTCTACCAGACCCGCAGCGTACCCACTGGACAGTACAAATGTTGCAGGTCTATACGGCTCATCAGTATACGGAAGCTCTGTATATGGGGGTCCATCTCAACCCATTGTTAGAAAAGCAGTAGAAGGGTCGGGTTTCGCAGTAGCCTTGAGAGTAGAAGACGGGGCAAACGCTACCGCGCCCTACACTCTAAAAGGGTTTCAATTAGAATATCAGGTAGGGGCTAGAAGGTAAATGGGCGCAACATACACAAGACAATCTACGTACGCTGACGGCGATACAATCAATGCCGCAGATAGTAATGATGAATTTGACCAACTACTAGCAGCCTTTGCCAGTAGCACAGGACATACACACGACGGAACAGCAGGTGAAGGGGGTCCGATATCCTCTCTCATCAGTAACACCATCACTTTTGGCACGGGTGCTGACACCGACGTAGCAGTGACATTCGATGGTAACACAAGCGACGGTGTTCTGACATGGATGGAAGACGAGGACTACTTCCAGTTTTCTGACGACATACTCATGTCCACAACAGAAAAGCTACAGTTTCGTGATACAGCGATATACATCAATTCTAGTGCCGACGGTCAACTAGACCTCGTTGCTGACACAGAGATACAGATTGCAGCCACAACCATAGATGTGAATGGCAATCTAGATGTGAGCGGCACCGTAGTAGGGGCCTCAACAATCTCTGCAGGTACGGCGTTTGTTCCTGATGCATCAGACGGGGCTGCTCTGGGAACCACATCCCTAGAGTTCAGTGATTTGTTTCTTGCTGATGCAGCAGTAATCAATCTGGGTGCAGACCAAGATGTGACTCTCACTCACGTTGCAGATACAGGTGTGCTTCTCAATGCAGCAAGTGTAATTCAGTTTCGGGATTCTGCCATCAACATCGGGTCACCCGCAGACGGCGACCTAGACATCAATGCTGATGATGAGATTGAACTCAACTCTACTCTCATCGACATAAATGGAAACGTAGACGTATCAGGCACCTCAACTCTAACTGGCAACGTAACGTTGGGCGGTCAGTTAATAATGCCAACTGTCACCTCAGGACACATACTTGTTGCAGACGGCACTAGCTTTGAAGAAAAAGCAGTTGGTGACTTGGCTGAAATAGCTACGGTAGCAAACGACGACGTATTCCTCGCTGTAGACACATCAGGGGGTGGGTTAAAAAAGATAACAAGAAGTGCAGTCGTCGCGGGACTTGCCACATCGAGTGCTATATCAAACGTATCAGAGGATAGTACTCCTCAGTTAGGTGGCAACCTCGACATGAATGGCGCGGATATCGTCACAACATCCAATGCCACAATCGACTTGGCTCCCAACGGAACAGGCACGGTGGTTGTACGAGGAAACACCAATCCGGGCACAGTTGTTTTTAATTGTGAAAGCAACAGTCATGGTCAGACAGTTAAATCTCAACCACACTCTGCATCAGTTACAAACGTACTAACTCTTCCACCGGGTGGGGACCAAGAAATTGTCGGTACAACAGCCACTCAAACTCTAACCAATAAAACTATTGGTGCCAGTCAGCTTTCTGGCACGGTCGCCAATGCACGTCTTGATGCACAACTGCAAGATGTAGCTGGTCTTGCTGTGACTGACAGCGGGTTTATTGTTGGCGATGGCTCAAACTTTGTGCTTGAGACTGGCGCGACGGTTAGAACATCTCTTGGCCTTGGCACAGCCGCTGTGCTTGATACAGGCATAGCTAATACAAACGTCCCTAAGTTTACAACTGGCGTTGCAGATGATGATTTCTTGCGGGTTGCAGGGACAAGCATAGAAGGCAGAAGCGCGGCAGAGGTTAGAACAGACATAGGCGCTACAACGATAGGCGCGGCTGTATTCACAGCGGCTAATGTCGCGGCGGCACAACAAGCACAAGACCTTGAGGTTGGTGTTGATGTGCAGGCATTTGATGCTAATACAAAAAAAGCAGGCAAAGAAACAATGTGGATACCAGCCGTGTCGATGTATCCAAACACGACAAATGGTTGTGCGGCTATAGCTCAGACAGAATTAAGCAATGGCCCAGAAATAAAAACATTGGATTTTGATAAAGACTCAGATGAGTTTGCTCAATTTTCTATAGCTTTTCCAAAGTCATGGAACGAAGGAACTGTTACTTTCCAAGCATTTTTTACAGCTAATTCTACTAATACAGGAACAACAGTTTTTGTATTAAATGCAGTCGCACTGGCAGACAATGGTGATTTGAATACAGCATTTGGAACAGCGGTTGGCCCTACAGCAAAAGCGATGAGTGGTACAGCAAACGATTTAGCAGTCACGGCAGAGAGTGGCGCTGTGACAATAGCTGGTTCTCCTTCGACTGATGAGTATGTATTTTTTCAAATTAGTAGAGATGTTTCAGAAGATAGTTTAGCAGCAGATGCAAAATTGCTTGGTATAAAATTATTCTTCACGACTGACGCGGCTAACGACGCTTAGAGGCAAACATGACAGGTTTTGGATACAACATTCTTGGCTTTGGTGCTGGTTTAGGAATACCTCCTTATCAAGCTAAAATTTTAGTCGTAGCTGGCGGAGGTGGCGGTGGCTCTACAACAGGGGGTGGTGCTGGCGCAGGAGAAGTTCTTTATGGGGCTACGATTGATATAGTACCTAACCAAACATTCACAGTTACAGTTGGCGCAGGCGGCGCTGGTTCGCCTTATAGTAGCGGTACTGGCTCCTCAAGTGCTGGGGCTAACAGTGTGTTCGGAACGGTGACTGCTGTCGGAGGCGGCGGTGGTGGATATCATGATGTAGGAACTCGTAGCAAAAACGGTGGGGATGGAGGTTCTGGGGGTGGAGCTAATAGTGCGTCTGGTGCAGTCGGTGGGTCAGCCGCGGGAACTTCTGTGACTGGTTTCACAACTTATGGAAATGACGGTGGTGATAATGCTGGAGGAGTTGCCTCAGCCGCTGGCGGCGGTGGCGCTGGGGCGGCAGGTGGAAATGCAGGGGTTAGCGGCAATGTCGGCGGTGTCGGCGGCAATGGACAAGATTTAAGCTCACATTTTGGAACAGGTGTTGGAGCTGATAGTGGAGTTTTTGCTGGCGGCGGTGGCGGTGG